TTGAGCAGATACTTCCATATTTTGCTCCAGAGTTCACAGTGACCCTTGACCTTGGATCGTTTGCCCAAAAAATAGACATACCCATTACTCTTTCTTCCTATACACAATCGGTTGAGTTTGAAGGGGAAATGGATGAAAATAGCGAATACCGTGTAATCTCTTTTGATTTGACTTTCAATATGCGTGGCTATCTCTATGGTCCAACCAAGAACTCGTCAATAGTCAAAGAATCCATCTTGAGGTTTTTTGACTACGACAACGAAGGAATGGAAGGTGCGGTAAAGGCAGGACTCAGCGGTGGCTCTGGTGGTACATTTGATCCAGAGACATACACAACATACTTTGAGATATTTGGTCATGGAGCCAGTGGAGATGTGTTAGATTGATGAAAGGACTTCATTATGGAAGAAGATTTACCACAAGAAGAAAAGATATCACAGAAACTTAATATTCAATACTCTCCAGAAACAAGAGTAGTGAAACCACAGAATGCCATCGTCAATATTTCAGAAATTCCAGATGGTAAGGACATCCAAGACATAGATTTGAAGAAAGATTATCTTACTGTACGAAAGAATCTTCGGGAAATCCTTATGAGTGGAGCCGATGCCATAGATTCTGTTCTCACGGTAGCAAAAGAAAGCGACTCGCCTCGGGCATACGAAGTGGCGGCTCAACTGATAAAGGCTGTTGCCGATGTAAACAAAGACCTTTTAGAGATACACAAAAAGGTCAAAGAAATTGAAAGACCTTCAGAAGAAGGACAGAAAGCCACAAGTATAACAAACAACTCTATCTTTGTCGGAAGCACCAAAGACCTACAGGCTATTGTGAAACAAAGATACAAGGAACTAATGAATACGCCGCAAATTGACAGCGGCAAGGTGGTGGAAGATGACAGACAAGCAGAATAAGAGTGCATATCTTGGAAATCCAAATCTAAAGGCAATCAATGTAGAGGTTCAGTTCACCGAAGAGCAGATCGGTGAGTATCTACGCTGCCAGCAAGATCCAGTACACTTCATAAAGAACTATGTCAAGATCGTCAATCTCAACGAAGGTCTTGTTCCCTTTGAACTCTATGATTTTCAGGAACGCTTCATAGACATCATACACAAGAACCGATTTACCATTTCAAAGTTTCCCCGTCAGAGCGGAAAATCCACTACTGTTATTGCCTATATCCTCCACACAGTCCTCTTTAACCCCAATCAGAATGTTGCTATTCTTGCAAATAAATTGGCTACTGCCCGTGAACTACTTCATAGATTGAAATTAGCCTATGAGAATCTGCCATTTTGGATACAGCAAGGGGTGATTAGTTGGAACAAGGGTTCAATAGAGTTGGAGAATGGCTCAAAGATATTGGCTTCGGCAACCTCTTCGTCTGCTGTTCGTGGTAATTCTTTCAATCTTATCTTATTAGACGAGTTTGCCTATGTTCCTTTCAATATAGCCGACGAGTTCTTTTCTTCTGTTTATCCAACCATTTCGTCAGGAAAGACCACAAAGGTCATCATCGTATCCACTCCAAAAGGCATGAATATGTACTACAAGTTGTGGACGGATGCCGTAAACAGGAGAAACGAGTATGTTCCCATCGAAGTCTCTTGGGATGAAGTTCCTGGGCGTGATGATGCCTGGAAAGAACAGACAATAAAGAACACATCAGAAGAGCAGTTCAGGACAGAGTTTGAATGCGATTTCGTCGGATCTGTGCATACCCTCATATCTTCCAATAAACTAAAGACCCTTACCTTTGTCAATCCTGAGTTTAAAAACGACGACGGCTATCGGGTGTATCAGAAACCAAAGCCTGGACACCAGTATGTGCTTGTTGCCGATACCTCCCGTGGCGTTGGAAACGACTACCATGCCTTTAGTGTGGTGGACATCACGCAGGCTCCCTATAGGGTCGTTGCAACCTTTAGGAACAACACCATGCCTCCTGTGATGTATCCAACGGCTATCATGGCTGCGGCTCGCCAGTACAATGATGCCTTTGTCTTGGTCGAACTAAACGACATTGGATCACAGATATCCGATATCATACACAATGAGTTTGAGTACGAAGGTCTTCTGGTCACTTCGGTGAAAGGAAGAAAAGGACAGACAATGGATGGTGGTTTTGCCTCTCAGAATCTACAGAGAGGGGTAAAGACCACCGATGTTGTCAAGCGAATAGGCTGCTCCACCCTGAAGGGTCTTGTGGAGACTTCTAAACTCATCATTGAGGATTACGATACGGTTGAAGAATTATTTTCTTTTGTTGCAAAGAAGAACTCGTATGAAGCCGATGTTGGACATAATGATGATTTGGTTATGACTTTAGTTCTGTTTGGCTGGCTAACCACTCAGTCCTATTTCAAAGACCTTTCTGGTGGCAATATTTCTTATGAAATGTATGCCGACAAAATGAAAGAACTTGAAGAGGATATGTTCTTTGGGTTTATTGATGACGGAATCCATGATCCAGACCACCAAGAAGGAGGCTGGAAATCAGTGTGAATCTGAACTTTACTCTTTTATACATACGAGAGAACAGGATTGAATCTTTAGATTTCGCCAAAAAGGAGAGAACACATGGCATTTCAGATAAGCCCAGGCATTAATATCACAGAAATCGACCGTACAGGTGTGATTAACCAGATCACCTCACAGACAACGGCAGCATATGTTGGAAAGTACAAATGGGGTGCTTGCGACCAGATTACCAATGTATTCACAGAGAATCAGTTGGTAAAGGAGTTCGGTGCGCCAGATGACGAGTACTACGAAGACTTCTTTGTAGCAGCAAACTTTATCGGCTATGGTGCGCCTCTTCAGTTGATCCGTGCAGGACAAACCGCAGCAAAGGTAGCCACAAGAAATGGTAATGGATTCCTAGCCAATCAAATCTGGAACGATGATCTGTACGATACCCTCACAGACTACGGAACAACCGCAGCAAGCGGCGTCACCGGCGTCTTCTGTGCAAAGTATCCAGGTTACTATGGAAACTCTCTGAAGGTTTCTCTTTCAGACAATCCAAATAGAACCATCGGAGGTCTTCCTACTCTTAATCCAGAGTGGACTGGACAGAGAGCATATCTAGAATCTATTATCCTTGGACCTACTGGTTCCGTTGCAGTTGGAGACTATCTAAAGTTTGGTGATCGCCGCTACCAGTATGAAGTTGTTGGTTTTTCCGGTTCTGGTACAACATCAGGTTGCATTATTGAGGTATCTGGATCTACCACCGCAGCGAACACTATAATAACAGGAGTAGGAGCAACTATCTCTGCCGTATGGGCATACGAAAGATACCTTTCATACAAGCCAAGCACAAGCCTTGCAGCCGCCGCCCTTGGATATTCAAACGACGAAGTTGCCATTGCGGTTATTGATGAAGACGGTCTTTTCTCTGGTCAACCAGGACAGGTTCTTGAAACATTCATCGGTTCCAAGGCATCGAACGCAACCCTCAAAGACGGTTCTCTGTTCTACTATCCAAGAGTGGTAAGTGGTTCAGACTATGTTCGCTGGATTTCCCACCCATACTTTGGTGGTCCATCAGGGCCGAGCGCAGAGTTTGATGCTACGGGCAGTGAACTTGGAGGCACGACGGCACAAAAGGCATGGGGATCTGCTTTCAATAACCTTGGAGCCACCTTCGACGGATTCACGGGAGGAAATCAATCGTTCCGTCAGTTCCTGAGAAACCAATACTTCTCGCTCAACGGAGGAATATACAGCACTCCATCTGCCGCAGAAATCCTCGAAGGCTATAAGATCTTCGAAGATTCTCAGGCAACCGAATCCGATCTGCTTCTACAGGGAACACACGATGTCAGCGTTGCACAGTATCTTATTGATCTTGCCGAAGCAAGAAAAGACGCCATCGTGTTCGTCTCTCCAGATAAAGACGATGTTGTTGGTGTAAATCCATCCGAGGCTGTCGAAGCCATCATTGATTGGAAGAACCTGACACTTGCCAGAAACTCTTCCTATGCAGTCATGGACAGTGGTTGGAAGTACCAATACGACAAGTACAACGACACCTACCGCTGGATGCCTCTCAATCCAGACATTGCAGGACTTGCCGCAAGCACAGACAACACAGCAAGACCTTGGTTCTCTCCAGCAGGCTACACCCGTGGACAGATCCGCAATGTTGTGAAACTTGCTCTGAATCCATCCAAGGCTCTCCGTGATGTTCTCTATACAGAAAACATCAATCCAGTCGTAACACAGGCTGGTTCTGGTACTGTTCTTCTTGGTGACAAGACCCTTTTCAACAAGCCAAGCGCATTCGACCGCATCAATGTTCGTCGTCTGTTCATTGCTCTTGAGAAGGCTGCTTCAACCGCTGCGAAGTTCCAACTCTTCGAATTCAACGATGAATTCACCCGTGCAAACTTTGTCGGAATCATGGAACCATTCCTCCGTGAAGTTCAGGCAAGCCGTGGTATCGTTGATTTCAAGATCATCTGTGATGAAACCAATAACACCACAGAAGTCGTTGAGAACAACCAGTTTGTAGCGGACATCTACATCAAGCCACAGCGCACAATCAACTATGTACAGTTGAACTTCATTGCAACCCGTACAAATGCTAACTTCGAAGAAATTGGCGCAGCGGTTAATGTCCTCTAATAGAATCACCAAAATCACCAATCAGGAGTAAGAAAAAATGGCAGAATCATTAACAAACTTTATATCAAACTTCAAGAATCCTGCGAAGACGAATATGTACAAACTCGTCTTCCGCAATGCGGGTCAGGGAGCAGTTATCCCACAAGGACTTGAAATTCGTGCCAAAGGAACACAGTTGCCAACATCCGACATCGGAGTGATGGAGATTCCTTTCAAGGGACGCAAGTTCAAGATTCCAGCAGAACGCTCATTTGCCGAATGGACTGTTACCATCATGGAAACAGCCGAAATGGGTGTTCGCAAGGGATTGGAAAAGTGGATGTCCGAAATGGACGCAGAAGACCTTGTTGACCGCAACACCGCTGCTCTTGCAGATGTTGATGTCATCCTTCTAAAGCCAGACAACAGCACTGTTTCCATGAAATACACTCTATATGGTGCTTTCCCAAGCAGTATTGCATCGGTTGATCTCTCCTTCGATGAGCAGACTGCTCCTTTAGAGTATTCAGTTACATTCCAGTATTCTTATCACAAAGTAACTGGCTGAGTATTTCGTAAAGAGAACAAAGATTGGCGAAAACAAACATAAATACTGGTGCTTCGGCTCCAGTATTTGTGTATTTGTAAGAAAGGAAAGGTTCTATGTCTCAAGCACCAAATCAAGGCGGTGAAATTGCCAGGATTCTGTCTGACATCAGAAGACAAAAACTTGCACACACAAATCTTTTTCAGATAATTCTGTCTCCAGATCCATCAAATCTTGCCACTCTTATGCAATTTCGTGCCAAGGGAACACAATTGCCGTCTTCTGATTTGGGAACAATTGAAGTTCCCTATAGGGGAAGAAAACTAAAGGTTCCAGGTCAAAGGACATTTTCTGAATGGACTGTTACAATAATGGAAACAGAAGAGATGTCTGTTAGAAATAAAATGGAAGAATGGCTGAACTCTTTCGATGATTCCCGTTCAGGGACAAGAGGTGGACAAACGGTAACAGCAATTGTTCAACTAATGAAATCGGATACAACAACTGCTTCAATTACCTATACGCTTTGGGGTGTATATCCTTCAAATATTTCGGTAGTTGACCTTTCGTTTGATGAGCAAACAGCACCATTGGAATACTCTGTTACTTTCCAATACAGTTATCACACGGTAGGCTCATTTGGTGGTGCTGGTGGTGGTTATGCGGATGGTAGTGGAACTAGATAATGAAAGACCACATTAAAGGAAATTGATATGGCTATAAACATTTTTGGCTTTGAAATAGGTAAAAAGAAGTCACCAGAGACTATGCAGGAACTGCCATCCATTGAGCAGCCTGTACGGTCTTTCATTGCTCCAGAAGTGGACGATGGTGCTTCTGTTGTTGATTTTGTCGGTGGCTATGGTTTCGGCGTTCAATTGATAAACTACGATGTTGCTTATAGAACAGATGCAGAATTGATTATGCGCTACAGGCAGATGTCTGAACACGCAGAAGTACAAACTGCCATAGATGACATTGTGAATCAGGCAATAGTGCTGAACGACAAGAACGATGTTGTAAGTATTAATCTCGACAAATCAAAGATACCATCTGGCACAAAGAAGAAGGTTAAAGAAGAATTTGAAGAGATTGCCAGACTTCTTCACTTCAACACCAAAGGCGCAGAACTCTTCAAGAAGTGGTATATTGACGGACGCTTGTATCTACAGATACTCATGGATGAGAAAAAGCAGAAGCAAGGCATTGCCGAAATTCGTGTTATAGATCCGTTGAAGATACAGAAGATACGAAATATTGAAAGAGAAGTCGGAGCAAATGGAGTAAAGTTCATCAAGAAAATACAGGAATATTATCTGTATACAGCCGAAGACTTTGTTGGAAACGGTAAAGACACGATAAATTTCAGATATAGCAACGAGGGAATCGTACTGTCTCCTGATTCTGTTTCCTATGTCAATTCAGGCTTCATAGACCCAACAACAAAGAAAGTCCTTGGATATCTTCATAAGGCAATAAAGCCTCTGAACCAATTAAGAATGCTTGAAGATGCCATTGTCATCTACCGCATTTCCCGTGCGCCAGAACGCCGCATCTTCTATATTGATGTTGGTTCTTTGCCCAAGAACAAGTCTGAACAGTATCTCCGTGAAATCATGCAGCGATACAAGAATAAACTTGTATATGACACAAGCACAGGAGAACTTCGTGATGAAAAGCGGCATATGTCAATGCTTGAAGACTTCTGGATGCCCCGTCGTGAAGGCGGAAAGGGAACCGAAGTACAGACATTACCAGGTGGTCAGAATCTTGGAGAGTTGCAGGATGTAGAGTATTTCCAAAAGAAACTCTACACTTCTCTCCATGTTCCACCGTCCCGTTTCAAAGACGATTCTGGTTTCAACATGGGAAGATCAGCCGAGATATCCCGTGATGAGGTTCGATTCACCAAGTTTGTAAACAGATTGCAGGGCAGATTTTCTGAAATGTTCTTGCAACTTCTTCGTGTTCAACTGCTGTCGAAGAACATACTCACAGAAGATGAATGGAAAGAATACTCATATGATATCTCTTTTGATTATGCGAGTGATTCTTATTTCTCAGAACTCAAGAACAACGAAATGCATATGTCTCGTTTGACCACTCTTCGTGAGATAGAGCCTTATCTAAACAGATTCTTCTCCCATCGTTGGACTCAGCGCAACATCTTGCAGATGAACGATGACGAAATAGAAAGCATGAAGAAAGAAATTGAACAGGAAAAAGAAGAGAGAAAGGCAAGCGGTGAGCCAGAGATTGGCCCTGACGGTATGCCCATACAGCAACAAATGCCCCCTTCTCCTGCGGAATCCATTGCAAATGAACCAATAGAAACAGCATCAACTGAAATCGAAGAAACTGGCGCAACAGGTGACAATGAATTAGAAATACCCGATATAAATGTTGTCGAAGAACAGGTATTATTAGAAAATATGATTTCTTCTTACCAAGACCTGTACCCAGATGAGGTAGAATCAGAAAATCCAAAATCTGACTTTCGGTCAAAGATAATCAATGGTGTTCTGAACAAAGTGTCTCAAAACACAAATTTTCATACATAATATAACATAGGAGAATACAGATGAATACCAACATTATTGACTTTTTACGCAATGTCTCCGATGAAAACATCGTGGGAGCAAAGGAAAGCATCAATGCCGCTCTTGCTCAAAAAGTGGGAGAGGCTCTAACCAAGAGAGAAGAAGAGATACGAAACTCTCTCTATAACGGGGAAAACAAGGAATCCTGATGTATCTTATCACAGAAACAACACAAGACAATGTAAGACTCATTACCGAGAAATCCGAAAGTAATGGCAAAAACCAATACTTTATTGAAGGAATTTTCATGCAGTCTGATGTGAAGAACCGCAACGGTCGTGTGTATCCTTCTGATATTCTCAATAAAGAAGTCGAAAGGTACAACTCAGAGTTTGTCCAGAAGAGCCGTGCTATGGGTGAATTGGGACATCCAGAAGGACCAACGGTAAACCTTGAGCGTGTTTCCCATCTAATCAAAGACCTTCGTGTAGAAGGAAACAATGTTATAGGTAAGGCAAAAATCCTCGATA